TCTTTGTCCGGATCTTCTGTTGGTTTTTTATCGGGGTTGAAATGCTTATATTTATAATACTCAGGACCCTCAAACCAATTCACTTGGTCTAATTCATCTATCTCGTTCTTTAAAAGATCTATCATATGTTAAATATAACTAATATTCTTTAATCACATTTGTCATACTCGTACTACGAGTATGGGAAATGGGAATTTTCATTTACCTGTCTAATGTGTCCATCAACGCAAGTGTTAACACACCAACAATGAAGAACATGACTACATAGTTACACTCTGTATCTTCTACTGTCGTCGGTTTCTTCTGAGGGACCGCAACCCGCCTTTGGGCTGGAGGAGCGACGGGCTCCTCCTCGATTGGACAGTAGCCTATCATTTATACTATGTCTACAGATTAATTTCTGTCTTCTTCTTTCTCCTCTTCCGACCAGAGCTTCCTGCAACATTTACTTCCTTCACTTCACCACCGGTAGACTCCCCCGAAATGGAAACGATGTCAGACACATTGTCATCCTCGTCAATTAGAGGAGGATCTTCACGAACAGTCTCAAGAGGCTTTGTGTTCATTGGTGGTGGAGGAGGCATCATAATACCTCCCATAAGAGACGAAATGTCGACACCAGGTCCCTTCATCTCATAGGGTCCATCTGGGTTATCTGGTGTAGTCTGTGCCTGAGACTGAGCAGCTGTATTCTGCACCGCTGACATCATATTCTTGACTAGGTCAGGGTTCTGCTTCAGTACATCATTAACATTGGGTATAGCTGCCTTGAACATGGAATTGGTAAGATGAAACATCATCGCTGAGCCACCAAGCATCATGATCAACTTCACCTCTGGTGCCACGTTCACCTTGTTCCTATATTTCACATATAGTTCTTCGAAAACTCCGTCATAATCCTCAACTGACTCCATCACACTTTCAGACCAACCTTCAAGTTGAATCTCGAAAGGGTTATAACGCTTGTTAAGAAATTCAAGACCGGTGACACAAGCGACAAGCATACGCCTCGAGAAACGAATACTCTGATCAACTTCTATACCATACGTGATACGCTTAACTTCTGTTCGAATCTCGTCAATATTCGAATACATGTTGAGACGCTTATTGGTGTTTACACCCTTCTTCTCAAGACGTGCAAGCTTATTTAGTAAATCGGCTTTCTCTTCGTCAATAGAGGTGTATCCCTTAGATGGCTGCTCTTCAGTGTATCCACCGGTGCCACCTCCACCCATCCCCATGTCGATGTCATCATCCTGGAAGTCGCCATAGTCACCATAGTCTATTTCTTCAGCAGGAGGTTTAGGTGGGGCTGATTGTTTTGTGGGATTAGCGAACGCGTCGATCTCTTCCTGTCTGTTTACCGGAGGAGGCCTGGATGAAACCATAGGCCTGGGCCTGGGCTTGGGCCGCGAAGGCGGGGCAATTTGAATTTCATCCATCAGAGCCTGTTCATTTTCATCCAATTTAAGGATTTCGGTATCCCCCCGATCTAGGATAATCTCTTCGTCCATCTACTCTTTATAATGAAACTAAAGTACTATCTTTAACGCACTTTCATAAAAAATGTTACTTAATATTAAATGAAATTCAACCGTAATACCATTTTGGTAATCCTCAGTGTAGTTGCCATCGGCTTTCTCATTCGCCGAACCGTGTTAAGCTGCTACCAACCCAGGCCCATTGAAATCGAACCCATCAATGAGGATTCGCTTCATGATCTTGAACATAAGCTCGAGTGTACTCCAGGTCACACTGCCGAGGGTAGCACTTACACCAAGGCTCTCACCCCCGGTGGTCTTTGCAAGTCTGAACAACTTGTGAGGGATCAGGCCAGTTATGCAATTGTTGATGGAATCGGTGGATCTTTAATCTAAATGTAATGTAAATGACAACAGTCACTGCTGTTAGATTAGACATTCCTGATTTTGATCACGAGTACCACACTATTACTGTTGATACCATAGGTCAATCGAGTGCAAATACATTTACAGCATATCTTAATACACCCCTTAGAAATATCACACAAGCTCGTCTTTTGGGTGCTCGTATTAAGACACTTCACAGCACTGAACACTGTTATATTTCGATAGATGAACTCGACAGTAATTTTGCAGATAGAGCAACGAAAGATCCTCCTCTTTCTACTTCTTCTCAACCAGGGTTGTCCGTTTTACGAAACTCTTTTGCTAGTATCATAAGTGAAACATCAGCGACTTCTGGAGATCAGGTCATATCCTTTAAAGACAATTACATGGTTGCCCAGCAATTCTTAGATCCCATAGCCAAACTCGATCGTCTCACAATTCACATTCGTGACGAGGATGGTAACACTATTAAAAATCCTTCTTCCGCAGGTAATAACTTTCTCGTACTTCGTTTTGTATGCAAAAAGTCGAACTTAAAATAAACCTTTCCTTATTGTAACTATGTCATCCGGTATAGTGAAACTTATCGCTATTGGTTCTCAAGATGAGCATATTATGGGAAAGCCTGAAATTTCGTTTTTCAGTTCGACGTTTAAAAGACATTCAAACTTTTCACAGACCGTCGAAAAACAAATGATACAGGGGGCTGTGAATGGTGGTTCCATGTCAACTATCCGTTTCGAAAAAACAGGTGACCTTCTTGGTTATACATATTTCACTATCGATGATAACAACGCATCTCTGGATCACCCAGATTGGACACGTCTCATTGATTATTGCGAATTATTAATCGGGGGCCAGGTTATTGACACTATAGATTCAGTGTTTACAGAAAAAATTGCTATTGACACGTTTGCTAACAATGTCAGTAAAAGTTCTAACGGTACACACCCAGGTGTAAGTGCTCGTTCGTATTTTTATCCTTTACGTTTCTTTTATTGTGAGTCTCCCCAGATGGCTATACCACTTGTAGCCCTTAACTATCACAATGTGGAAGTACGTATTCATTGGGGACCAGATGCTGGCAACTATAAGTGGTCCGCGTACAGTAACTACTACTATTTAGACAATGAGGAGCGTGGAACTTTCGCTAGCCGAGATTTAGAAATGTTGATCTTCCAAGTCCAAAAGAATATTCCAAGCAACGAAACTATACAAGAGCTTCATTTCAATCACCCAGTGAAATATATTGCATCAAGCAACACATCTAGTTACAGTGCGTTAACTTCGTACAACAACAAAGTAAAAGTAACAATAAATGGGGTAGACATTGACGGATATAAATGGGCTCGTCCACACTTTATAGAAGTCATGAATTATTACCACACTAATTTCGTTACGTCTCCAGACTTTTTCCTGTTCTGCTTCTGTCTCACAACAAGCCTTATGCAACCCACAGGAACTTTAAATTTCAGTAGATTGGATGATGCGAAAATATTCAGTGAAACAATGCCTATAACTGACCCAGTGTATGCTGTAAACTATAACATCCTTAAGATTTCCAATGGGGTTGCCGGTTTGCTCTATGCCAATTAAAATACTAAGCTATATTAAATGGTGAAGAACTTAAGCACTATTGATCGCGGCACCAAGGTGAGATTTGGTCGTTGGCATAACGACGACCAGGCCGAAAATACGATCGTGATCAATGCTTCTGATACCCCAATTAATGCTGATCATGCAGGTCTTTTCATGAGTCCCATTCGAGTAGATGAAGGTTTAATCGTTACTTTGATGGGTGTTGATCATAGAACGGGAGAAGTCGTTGACTCTAATATTAACGCTCAAGCTGTACAAGGTCGTGAGATTGATTTCTATGCAAATATAGCTAATGTATTTACATCAACAATTGTGTATGAAGCAGATAATGCGTTAGTTACAACGGGTAATATAGGTATTTCAAATCTAGAACCCATCCATACACTAGACGTTGGATCTAAATTTTCTGTAGATGAAACCGGAAGCAATGTTGTTACTATTCGAGGTGATTCATATATACAAGATAATCTCTTGGTAGGAGGAAACCTAGCTGTTAGAGGTACACTAACAACAATCGATACTCAAAACACAACAATTAAGGATGCTATTGTAGAAATTGGAAAAGGTAATACCACATCGGATGTGGGTTTTATCATGAACCGCCCAGGTTCAAATGTCGCTGTGGGATATCGTGACTCTGTTGACGAATTTGCTATCGCACACACAGATAGCAGTGCAAACAGTACTACCATTGTACCATCTGGAGAACTTATAGATGTCCGTGTCCATGGTCGTCTTCATACAAACTCAAATTTGTCCGTTGACACAAACTTATTACATGTTGATGCGGTAAGTGACCGTATTGGTATTAATACATTGTTTCCACAATCTACTCTCGACGTTATAGGTGATGCTAAGATAGCTTCAAATCTAGCCGTTGGTACTGATGGATTGTATGTCGATACCACAACTTCACGCGTGGGTGTTAATACTACTTTACCTACAACTGACTTACACGTAGAAGGTGAAGCCCTTATTACAGGTAATTTAAATGTGACACATAATGTGTTTGCGACAAATGTTAACTTTGAAGATGCAGAAGTAGACAGTCTCCATGTAACTGATACAACTCAGTCTACATCTAAAACTACGGGGGCTGTAAGAGTTGCGGGAGGTTTGGGTGTTGATAAAGATATTCATGCAACAAATGTTAATTTTGAACACGCAGAATTAGACAGCCTCCATGTAACTGATACAACTCAATCTACCTCTAAAACAACTGGGGTTGTAAGACTTGCGGGAGGTTTGGGTGTCAGTAAAGATATTCATGCGACAAATGTTAATTTTGAAACTACCGAAACTGATAATATATATGTTACCGATACAACGGCTTCAACTTCTAAGATTACCGGAGCCGCAAAAGTTGCGGGTGGTTTAGGTGTCGCGGGAGATATCCATACAACCAACCTGACAACCGAAGGAGATATTTTTGCTAAGACTGATCTAACAGTCACAGAAAATGCTTATGTTTCTAATAACTT